TTGGCGAACCGCAAGTCGGCTGAACAGTACGCACAACCGACATAGTATTTTACTTAAAATAAAATACTTTTTTCTAGGCAAAAAAAACCCAGATCGAAATCTGGGCAAAGTCGGGGAAATTCTGGGAGGGACTAGGCTAGTGCATTAGCCCACATGATTAATCCGGTGGCAATTGTCACGGCCGCAATAAATGAGATTGAGAAGCCAAGGAATATATTGGTAAATCGCTGGTGACGCTCGAATCTTTTTTGTGCTAGATATCGTGCCGCTTTTCGCTCGGTCATGGTCTGCACAAAATCGCTATGCAGCTTTGAAGCGTAGGCCGATCTAAGGCCGGAACCATAGCGGGCTTCGAGATTGGTTAGACGCTGGCAGTATGGATTATGAGACATAATATTATTCCTATAGTATTGGCCATCCGTGGCCGGTTGGGTTTCTTTACATGTAAAGATTAAGCGGCAATTTTCAATTGATCGTTAGCGGCCTTGATAACTTCCAGCATTTCACCGGCCAGAACATCTTGCAATTCAGGTGCTAACTGGCTGGCCTTATTGATGGCTTCAAGTAATGCGCTAGTGACTTGCGGAATGTTGGCTACCGGATCGGCCGATTCACTTTCACCAGTACCAGTACCAGCACCAGACTTTGATGGCTTTGCGCTGGCCTTTGTTTTAGGACGGTTATTGTAATCGTTACGCAGTTCGGCAAAATCATAGTAGGCTTTGTGGCCTTCCTTCGCGCCGAAGGCCATGATAGAAAAGTAAGCCGAAAGATTTAAGCCACTTTCGTTTTTCAACTGCTCGGCATTCTTATAACCAAGTGCCGCGAACCATTTCTTTTTGGCTAGGTTAAATGATTTGTCGTGTATCTCCGCATCAAAGCAATGTGCGAAGTTAGAGAATAACATCTGGCAGGCACTGGCGGCACTATCGGCGCTTTTAACGAATGCCTTGAATGTCTTTTTAACATGGGCTTGTTGCGCCTTTATTTCTTTCGCGTCAGTAGTTACTAATAAAGCAGTATTTAAGTTGAAATCGGTCATGGTGTAGCCTCTTAAAGTTATTGAGAATGATTCTCATTTAGGGTTGAAATAATGGCTTTCTCGCCATTGGCAATAGTATAGCAAAATACCTATAGCAAATGCAAGGCCACCTAGTGAAATAAATGCAACCGATAGAAAAGACAAACAGACACAATAGAATCTTTACATGTAAAGAAAATCACCGTATCGGCTGGCACTAGATTAATAGTCTACCGAAAGGCCAACATCAAAGCGCCTCGCAGCGATCATGCGGCACTAGCTGCGGCGCTAGTCGGTATCCGGTGGCATATCTTTCGGCCTATAGTGTAGCGCATGGGGGAATCGTAGAACTGTCCCACGTTAATAACCTCTTCAGATTTTTCTACCAAATTAGGGACGGGCTTTTTGTCCGACTACACCTTGGGGGGAAGGTAGGAGACACTAAATGTCTCTGTGTAGTCCTTTGTTACCCATCGGGACGATACCTCAGTACCGTCAAGAACCTTTGATGTGGGGGTGTGGGGCTGGTATCTATAGGAATTAGAGCCATCTATAGAGTAGTTAGCTACTTACATACCTACTTACTTACATATATATATGTAGTAGTATGTACAAACACGCCACTAATAGGGGGCCTTTAGAAAATACCTATGAATTCCCTGGTCTTAATAGGTTTATTCTATCAACCACACAGCAAGCAAAGGGATCGTGGCGGCTCCTATAAGTGTTACGAAGATTATTAAGGCTGTATCGAGTACCATCTTCTTGGTTTCAGCCTTCTTCCTAGCTGCTCTCATACGCTGGTCACGTATTAAGCGTCTATTCCGTAACATTTCTTGGTAGAATGCTTCACCTGCCCCGTGGTACATTATAATTTCCCTTAACTGCTTCTCATGCTCTTGTAGTTTGTACTTGGCAGCAGTAATCTGCAATGCCTGAGACTCTACAGAGCCTCCTGCAAGTAGTTTAGCGGCTATGGAGGGGTTCTTGGAGGCTATCTCTGCCTCCTGTATCTGTTCTTTAGCGTCAAAGAAAGCACCGATGCGGTCAGTCAAGTCCATTACATCGTGACCTGCGTTAACCGCCTTGGTGATAAATTGGACACTAGAGTGTGCGGCTTTTATTGCCATTGCTATTTCAATCATAATGTCCTCGTTAGAATGCAGTAAGGGCTGTTGGGCTACCCTTGTTGCCTATATTGAATCCACCAATGAACTTGTCGAGTTCTGCACGTAGGACTTCATCCTTGCGCTCGTTCATCATTAAGTTAACATCAGCGGCCATTTGATCGACAAAGTACTTACAGCCCATAGCGAGTACATCTAACCTATCGTCATGCGCTAGGGAGCCTCTATCTCTAGTGATCCTAGACAGTTGGTAGGTGAGCATGTAGCGTTGGGCTTGTTCTGCTGGGTACTTCTGAACACTATCGTAATCCTGCTGGACAACCTTGGGGTCTATAATGATCCGGTGTTGGTTGAACAGGGGTTCTAGTGTGTCGATGATACGTAATTCTTTCTGCTTGCTGTGGCGTACCTCTTCGATGGTAACAGAGTACGTCTTGTTGAGTATGGGCTTCAGTAGTTCTGTAAACATACCGTCACCAAAGTTACTCTCGATCAGCACCATGTTGACAGAGTGTTCTTTAGCCTTCTTTGCAAGATGCTCTAGTGCGGGGGTGGAGTAACCACCGTCAACGCCAGCACACTCGACAACGTACAAGTAACCGTTAAGCATCTTAATGACTGCGTAAGCGGTTTCATCCGAACCTCTACCTGACGGGTCAATGACCAACAGGGAACCTGTGTAGTCAACGTAGTCTCCTACAACAGCTTCTGGGGCGTAGTACTTGTCACCCGCTAGGCCAACATTAGGGAGGTCTTTAATCTCCTTCATAATGCCATACACGAGTTTCTCTGGGGCTTTCTTAGCGTCACACGACATGATCATAAGATCACTTAGCTTCAGTGGGTATTTGTTAAGGTCACTGAGGCTGGTGTCCAACATAAACTGTAAAGCAAAGCCTGATTTACCGTAGCTGAGTTCTCGTTCTAACAGGTCATCAGCATCGAACCTCTTAGGGTCTACTGGTTGCCCGTCTAACGGCTTGTCACTAAAGGACATCTTATCGTATAGCAGAGGTGCTAAACGACTCCCATACGCCTTCTCAGCGCGTTCTGTGGTAGGGAAACGTGCAGGCCATACTCGCATCTTATAACCACGCTCTGTGAGTGTATTATAAAGACTCATTTCGCACTGTGGTGTGCCAAGGTAAAGTATCTTACCGTTGGGTTTAAGTACCGCATCGAATTCCTTTACAGCTTCCGCTAGACGCTCACGCATCATGTGGGTCATGCTGTTGTTGGGTACTTCAACGTCATCGGCAATAATAATGTCTGCACGAGAGCCTGTAAGCTGTCCAGTGATACCGACAGATTTAACACTAGCGGAACCTGATGCCTTGGCTGGGCCAACATCGAATGCAATCTTAGACCACCGCTGGTGATCTTTAGCGATCAGGTGACTACACATTGGTAGTTCCATAATCAGCCGTTGGGTGAATGTAGAGAAATCATCTGCACGAGCCTTTGATGCGGAGACAACCATAAACTTAATCTCAGGATCAAGCAGTAGCTTCCACACTACAAAGGCGGCAGTGATGTAACTCTTACCAACTCCACGGAATGCCTCAATGATTGCTCGTCTAGGAGCGTTCTGGAGATACTCGGCCATGTCGTATTGTACTTCTGTCGGGTCTGGTAGTGCCAGATGCTTCCATACAATAAACAGGAAGTTCCTGAAGTCGTGTAACTCTTGAGGCAGTTGTGGGTTAGCCATTTCGACTCCTATTTCTTTTCTTAGACATAATGCGTAAGTTACTAGAGGCATTATTCTGTGGGTTACGATCTACGTGATCAACGTCTCTACCTTGTACAGCGGCTGCGCCTTTATCACGGATCACTTTACGCCTTGCACGTTTCCGTGCGGCATTACGAAGGCGCTGTTCAGGTTGCTTGTGGTAGTTGTCGTATTCTTTGCGGTAATCTCTAGCCATCTTATTGTCCTACTATCTTCGGTTGGAACGGGAGAGCCTCTAACAAGTTACCCATAGCAGTATCTGCTTGGATAATGTCGAGACTAGCGTTGTTGTCCTTGAGGAACTTAGCGGCAACGGCTAACTCTGATGCAGTAGCTTCACCTGACTTAACTCTTACGAGTAGGTCTTTGGCAAGTGCGTCATGCAACGTGTCGATAATTTCACGATCTGTAGACATATTAACCCTTCCATTTTGTTCTGTTAGCCCAGTAAGCGGCTGATGATTTACCTTTAGCAATGTTCTTACCGTGGCGGCTTCTAAAAGCCTTACGTTGCTTGGCACTTCTGTTTGTCTCAGCACCTTGCTCACCAAAGCGGATAATCTTTAACTTATCGCCAACTCGTGTCTTAACGACATGAGATTTATTTTTGTGACTGGGGGTGGCTCTAGGTGTGTCTACCTTGAGGCTGTCTTTATTTAACTTAGCCATTATTACTCCTTAGTAACACCAAAGCATTGCTTCGGTATCTCTGATGTCCACATGGACAAATGTTTTAGCTACGCCTACGGAGAAACCCAGAGACGTTGCAAACTTAACGATCTGCATACGCTGTGAGCCTCCTGACACTCTGATGTCAGCGGCAATCCCTTTGGTATGCGTACCGCCACCATTGGGTTTATGTCGCTCCGCACTGTGGGTGGGATCACGATAGCCGCTAGTTACGATAAACGGGAAGCCACATACTTCTCTTAGGGTATCTAGTTTATGTATGAACTCGTCTTTGATCTCGTTGTTGCCTGTCTCCATGCAACGGAAGTCATCTTTGTCAAAGTATATGAAGTCTGTCATTTGTCTCTTTGCACTCCTTTAACTTTTTCTGCGGTTCTCATGGCACCTAGACCTAGCATACCAAGCAGTACCGGCATCATTTGACTTAGATCAAGGACTGGAACAGTGATCGCAGACCCAAAAATAGCCAGCGAGAAATTTGCCATTGGTATAACCAAGAAGTTACTCGCCATACCAAATACAGCCACCCACCCAACAGCGGGTCTCCAGCCAGAAACAAAGAGCGAGTTATGAGCCGCTTCCGTTTTATTAACTTCAATTTGGGCCTTTGCCAGTTCTTGAGCATGTGTCTCAGCCAACGTGCTAATTTGAAATGCAAGTGCATTCTTACTATCTTTATCCTCTATAAATTTATCAAGGAGGCCCGTTACAGGGCCTATTAGTTGTTGTAACATTATTGTCTCCTATTCTCGGAACATATAAGCGACTGACGAAGCTATAGCAGCTACGACTAACCATACGAACCTTTCAAGTGCGTTTCTGGAGGATGTGTTTTCGGTAACCTTTTCGGTCAAGGCATCTGTGTGCTGCTCTTGATCGTCAAGTCTATACTCGTGTCTGTCAACACGCTGGTTGACTGCATCCATTCGTTCCTCTAAACGTGCTAGGGAGGCCACAACCTCCACTAGCTTGTCTATTTTGTTCTCAATTCTATCAAGGCGTTTAAATTCATCCATGTTCATCCTAGACCTCGTCAGGTAAGTTGTAACGAGAGTACGCTTTCACAGCACCGTATTCTTGAGTGTCTTTGTGAAAGACAAAACCCCAACACCAAATAACATCACATGCTAAATGTTCGTTATCGTTTAGAGGGTATGTTAAGTTGTTTTCAGCACAGAAGTTTTTAACAACTTTAGGAGTAGCGTAAATATAAGCATCTACCCAGTCACTTGACGTACCGTCTGTAAAATGTGTACGAGCAAAGAATAAGTTTCTAGTCGAAGGAAACTCAGGTCTTGGGTCATCATAAGTTTTAAATACCATCTTTAGCATCACTTCATCAGTAACTAGATCAAACTTTAATCCGTACCAACCATAAAGATCACTTATCAGATAAGAAGTACCAAACCTTAGTTGTAATTCTTCACTAGCATTAATTCCAAAATCATAAAAGCTGATACTATTATTTTCATAAGGTTCTCTATAACCTCCATAAGAACCTACAAAGTTATAGTCCCATCTAGTATAATTAACGTAATCAGGAAAACGATCTTGAAGAATTTGAACAAGTGCTACTCCTTCTGGTTGAGCAGTGGTGTAGTCTTGCCTTACTATTTCTTGGTCTACATAAACATCATCACGGCATTGTGATTTTCTAAAGTTTAAAGTGGCAGTTTCAAGCATGTGGCTGTCTAGGCGTTCTTGTGTTTCTAACTCAGACTCAACTCTCTTAGGTATTTCGTAATAATACTTACCTTTCTGGTATGTTACATACTGCTCACTAGGGTCTAACTCAGCCACCCTTTGGCTATAGTTTCTATTTAAGTCCATGTCACCGTCCTCGTTGCACCGCTAACACCCCCATAAGGGTTCGGCATGGCAGTGCTATTCGTACCCTCCCACGTCCAAAGTGTCGCTCCGGCATAACCGGTTGATGCTGCTATGGTAGAAAATACTGCTGCACTGCGTTGAAAAGTACCTGTGGTTGTGTTACCATTTTTTATCGTCATTGTAGTAAATCCACTGTTGGCGTGAACACCTTCAATCTGAAATGTGTTTCTTACAAAATTACTACCAATGATAGTTACAGCCCAGTTAAGTGCCGTAACATTGGCGCTCTTAATGTTAAACGTACCGTCACTTGTAGAACCGAAGACATTAATTCCGAAACCGTATTGTGGGTTTGAGTATTGTTGGGCAGGTCTTATGCCTACAGTTACAGTTTGTTCTTCAACATTGGAGGCTCCGTACCATTCGTTAAATGCCATACTAGCGCCACTGCTTTTACCAATCAAACCACGGATATCTGCGTCATTTAGACCTGCTGTACTGCCCGAAGACCCTCCAGCTTCAATGTGAATTTGGTTGAGGCTTATTGCCCCTGATGTTTGTAAGGACATTAGGAACCTCCTTTAAGTTGATCAACCTCTACTTTTAGTTCCTTAACAGACTCTACAAGTAGGGCAATGATAGCGTTGTAATCTACAGTCTTAATACCATCTTCAGCCTCAGTAACTGCTTCAGGAAGTACCTGCTCAACCTCTTGAGCAATGACACCTGCGTAACGTCTGTCGGGGTCTTTCAAGTCATTCCGCTGGTAAGTGTTACCGCTAAGTGTGCCGACTTTTTCTAAAGCACTTTCGATTGGCTGGATGTCATCCTTTAATCGTCTATCAGAATAAGCGGTGATGTTACCTGTTGCTGTGAATGATCCGTTGTCATCAAAGGTATAGCGAGTTGTAGTTCCATCACGAATGAACAAGTTTCCAATACCGCTATTCAAATCTATGAACTGAGCATAACCATTACAGAACATTTTGCAATCATCGCCAGATCCGAATCGAAGATGATCATTATCTGCAAGATCAATAGCAGTACGAACATTAAGCGTTCCAGCAATTGTCACAGCACTATTGTTAACTTCTAAACGCTCTACTCCACCAGTAACAACACGCCACTCATCAGCCGCATGAAACTGGATGTATGTGTTGGTGTCACCTTCGTGGAAAATCTGATCGACACCCACAATGTCGTTGTTGTTCATGTCTAGCTGTGAGTTAGCAGATTTCAACATGCCGCCTGCTGACGAGATAGTTGCACTAGTAACATTAGCGTTTGAACCTGCTGGGCCAGTTGCACCTTGGGAGCCTGTTGCACCTTGAGGGCCTGTTGCACCTGAAGCACCTTGAGCGCCTGTAGAACCATCATCACCTGCGGGGCCTTGAGGGCCTGTGCCGCCCTGTGAGCCTTGTGGGCCTTGTGACCCTTGTGAACCAGTTGCACCAGTCGCACCGGTGTTACCTATGGGGCCTTGAGGGCCTGTGGCACCTGTAGGGCCATCATCACCTTCGGGGCCTTGTGACCCTGTAGAACCAGTGTTACCTATGGGGCCTTGTGGGCCTTGGGAGCCTGTGGGGCCATCGTCACCTGCGGGGCCTTGTGAACCAGTTGCACCAGTGTTACCTGTAGGGCCTTGAGGGCCTGTAGCACCAGTGGCACCGTCAGAACCGTCATCACCTGCGGGGCCTTGAGGGCCTGTTGCACCGGTGTTACCTGTAGGGCCTTGGGAGCCTTGAGGGCCTGTTGCACCGTCAGCACCGTCATTACCTGCTGGGCCTTGGGGGCCTGTAGAACCTGTAGGGCCAGTGCCTCCATCATCACCTGCTGGGCCGGTGGCTCCAGTTGCACCTTGAGGGCCTGTAGAACCTGCGGGGCCTGTGGCACCTTGAGGGCCAGTGCCTCCATCTTCTCCCTGAACACCTTGAGGGCCTGCGTTACCTTGAGGGCCTGTAGCGCCTGTAGCGCCATTTGAGCCATCAGCACCGTCAGCACCATCACTTCCTTTTTGGACTAATTTTTGCCAGTGTGTTGTGTTTGTTGGAGAAGTTCCTGCTGATGCGTCTTGAATACATACAAAACTTTCGCCACTAGAAAAGACTACATCTAACACAACATAAGCTGTGCTAGAACTGTACGTGCCTTCAAAGGATTGACGTACTTTACCTATATTAATTGTTCCCATAATTTTTATACCGTTGTTACTGTTAATATGCCAGAAGAGTTAATGCTGAAATCGTTATCATCAGCATCACCGTAGTATTCCATTTGTAGTATTCCTGCACTGGTCACTTGCATTCTACCAAACGCCAAGCCTAAAGGAGTTGCGCCCATGTTACCTTGCGCTCCCACAGGGCCTTGGTTACCTGTAGGGCCTTGACTGCCTGTAGGGCCTGCTGGGCCTGAAGAACCTGTATCGCCTGTAAGACCTATCAAGCCTTGTGATCCTGTAGGGCCTTGTAACCCTGCGACACCTTGATTACCTTCGGGGCCTGCTGGGCCTGTAGAACCTGTAGCGCCTATAGGGCCTTGGCTTCCTGTTGGGCCTATTGCTCCTGTGGCTCCCGTATTACCTACGGGGCCTTGGGGGCCAGTATCGCCATCATCACCATCAGCACCGGTAATGCCTTGAGGGCCTGTGGCACCTGTAGGGCCTTGGAGTCCTGTGGGGCCTGCTGGGCCTGTAGCACCATCATCACCTTCAGCACCAGTAACGCCTTGAGGGCCTGTAGGGCCTATAGCACCCTGAAGTCCTGTAGGGCCTGCGGGGCCAACATCACCTTCGAAGCCTCTTTCACCTTGGAGACCTGTGGCACCTGTAGGGCCTTGGAGTCCGGTTGGGCCAGCGGGGCCAACATCCCCTTCAAAGCCTCTTTCACCTTGAAGTCCTGTGGGGCCTATAGCACCTTGCAGTCCTATGGGGCCTGTGTCACCTGTATCACCTGTAGCACCTACTGGGCCTTGTGGGCCTATTGGGCCTTGAGAACCTGTAGGGCCTTCAGAACCTATTGATCCTGTGGCACCTGTAGGGCCTGCTGGGCCTGCGGGGCCTTCGGGAATACTAAAGGTAGCAACTCCAGTATCGACATCATAAACTACTGAACCTGCCGTGCCTATTGTAACTCCCACATAAACAATTGACAGATTAGTTAACTGGTCTTTAATTGCTTGGGCATCAGTTACAGCTAAATTGGCTGCGGCAAGCGTAGAAGCGGCTGCTGAATTCACCCACCCTTTACTTGTAGCATCTGTATTGTCTACCGGATCAGCTACGTTAATGACTCTTGCGTTTAGAGCATCGAGGTTGCCTTGATAGTTAAGTTTGAGCGACAGATCAACAGCATCTTTAACATCTTGTACTGCGTTGAATACCTGCTGTGCCGAAGAATCTAAATCTTCTTCTCTGATCATTGCACCTGATTGAAAATCAACAGCCCTTGTAGCCAAATCGCTTACCCTGACTACTTTAATAATATCACCAAAAATAGGAAACCCAGATAATGTCACACTTCCTACGGTAGCTGTCAGTGTATTAGAAGGGAGTACTTCTTGTACCCCGTTCTTTAACACTACAACTTCAGCATCATCCAAATAAGTAAATGGAATGGCAAATGTCTTGGTGGTACCATCTGCTGTGTACTGTGCGTAACTATAAGCCATTACTCACCTCCTGTTAAAACTCTATTGAGTTGTAGTTGATTAGATAGTTTCTCGCTGTCAAATATTGGGTGATCTTCACCTAAAATCTTACGCACTTTAACACGAGCCGCCTGTCGATAGGCACTTATCACCTGATCTAAAGCAGCGATCCGTTGACCTTCTATTTCTTTTGCGCCTGTGCGTCTGGTTGGATCAGTAAAACTGTTGACATACATATTAGTATTCATTTGTGTCTCTAGGGCCTCAACTAAAGTCTTACCGCCTAGCTTCACTGTACCTACAGTTTCCTGAAGTAAATCATACACACTACGATTGGTAACATCATCGACATCAAACTCCGTCAGGACTTGATTACCTAACGTACTTGATTTCTTACTAAGATTACCAACACTCATGCCCAGTCGATCCAGTTCTCTAAGCACATTCTTCTCTTGCTCATTACCGTTCACTTCGTGATGTGGTAAACCAGAGACGGCTAAGATCATGTCATCTTTAATTAAAGGCTGTCCAAAGATAGCATCACGTTTGACATTAGCACTTTGATGGAACCCACGAGTGAGTAAGCTAAGTGCGTGTGGTCGAGCGTTGATTGCATCTTCAATCTTTTTAATCTCAGGTATCATGTTCTCGTTACCAGAGTAGATTTCTTCAAACAGTCGGTAGTAAGGCATGAAGGCCGCTAGAGTTTTAGCAGCGTATGCTTCACCTTTAGTAGCCATCCCTTTAGTATTGGGATCACCTAACGTATCAAACAGTTGTGAGACACCTGTTAAAGACGGCATGGAGATAAGGCTTCGGGCCGTACCTACGGCTAACTCAGCATATAACTCTTTTTGAGATTGCTCGTCTTGATATTTAAATGTGTCGTGAACAATACCCATTGTCAGCATAAAGCGACTGAAGGGATCGTAACGTCTGATGGAAGTACTGCTACCATCTTCGTGAACGATAGAGTGTGGTAACACATCGTTACCCATTGCTACGTTCTTACGTCCTCTGTCTTGCGCTCCTGCACCAGTCAACATACCACCAGCGGCCATACCTGCGGCCATAGCCCACATCGCAGTTCCCATAGCTAATGCTGCTTCGGCAGTTCCCCGTTGTGCGGGAGTACCGTTTAGCATTTCTCTGATCTCTTTAGATGCTACTTGTAATATTGGAGTCCGTTCACCTACAAAAGAAAGTAGGTTAGCGGGAGTACGAATGAAGGGTACAACAATAGTCAACACTGGGAACTTTGAACGGACAGTTGCGGATGCACTGCCGATTGAACCAAACATGTCTGCCTTGTAGTCATTCTGGAAGGTAGCACGTTCTGCATTGTCCATTGCTTCTCTGATGTCTTTGTTACGGCTGAGTTTACGCCCTGCCGCTACATCATCCATGTGTGACTTCACGAGTATATCTGTATCTGCTTTTGCTTTCTTTACTGCGTCAGAGAAAGTAGCACCTTCATCAAGATTTTTCATGATGAATTTAGATTCCATGTGACCACGGAACGCCATTGACTTTACTAACTCGTCTGTACCAAACATAACCCTGCGGCCCACTAGACGGTTCATGTTACCAGCGGCATTAGCGACATGATCTAAAAGACCTTCGCCTTCTTTCGCCATACCTGCAAAACCTTCACTCAGTTTGTAATCACGCCCTAAGTGTGTTTCGGAGACATCTTCTAGTGTGTCAGAGAAAGCCCGTTGTGACATTATCGTCTTGGACTCAGCCATAGCATTCTTAGCATTCTGTAATGCAAAGCCAATGTTAGACCAGCTTTGGTACAGTTCAACCATACCTTCTTTTGCTTGGCGGGTGTTTAGACGCATCATACCACCGGCAGATTTTTCTATACTGCGGTAACTCATATGCATCATCGAGGATACCAAGTTAACGGCCATTGTACTTCCTGCGGTCAGGATGTTGTGTACAAAGTATTCGTTGATCACCTTAGTAACTTTAGTAACTTTAGACAGGGGCCGTTCACTAATGGCTTTAACCAGTTGCCTAACTTCCTCACCGTCTTTTGCTTTCAACACGCCTTCCATCAACTCTAGTTGCTGCTTGGCGGTCATACGGCTACGGTTCTTTTGCATCTGTAGCGTTCTACCGGCTTCAGTTGCGATCTCACCGTTCTTTGTAAATAGTCTATCCCACTGCTTGAATGCCGATAGGAACTCCGATGAGTTATCCTTGTGCAAGTTGATGGCACGTTTTAGGGCTTCATCTTCTACCGCTAGTGAGAAGTTAGTGAGCCTACCTTTGTCTTTACCTTTGTTCAGGTTCTTGACTAACTTTTCAATGACATCATCAAGATCAAAGTCCTCAACATTAATGTCAAAGTCTTTCATTGTCTTGGTAACTTCTGCTTCAGCTAGTGCTTTCTGCTCTGCGGTAGAACCTGCTTTATCGGCTCTTGCATAAACTGTGGTTTTAATATTATTGTGGAAAGCATCAAAGTCCTTACGTCTTACTTCTCTGATGCGAGTATCATCAGCATTTCTAATAGCAAGTTCCTGTGCGTGTGACAGTACTTCACCTGCTTCAAGGAGTTCACGCGCCTCTCGTTCTGCCAACATTTCTGCATTGACTTCATCAGGGGACAAGTCCTCTTTTAGTGATTTACGTTTAGCTGCTGTCTCTGCCCGAACTTTAGTTTTAGCTTCTGCATCGAGGTCATCGAGGAGTTTTGCTTTTGTACCACTAAAGGTAGTTACATTGCCATCGGCATCGCCTACTTCCCATTTGTTTTTACCAGCACTTGTAATCTTTACTTGAGTACCATCAGGGTTGGTAACTAGCGTACCGCCTTCAACCTTTTCTTCTTTAATTATTTTAGTAAGTGACTTAGGGTTAAGTGTCGTTCTACCATCCACCATTGTACCGCTAGGAACAACCTTTTCAGGACGAAGGGCTTTTAAACCTCCCGAAGCACCGCCAACAGCACCACCTAAGATACCGCCAAACAGTAAGCCGCCGCCTGCACCTACTGCAAGATCACCGTAATCAAATTCGTCTTGCTGTCCGGTTTCCATACGAATACCTTGGTTGCCTACACTATGCAGTCCACCAATAGCTGTTCCTTCAATAGCACCCCACTTCGCTCCTTGTTTAGCGTAAGCCATTACAGCTTGTCTAACCCCTTGCTTGGCTGCTTGTTTAGCGGCTTGACCTGTTAGAGTACCTAGACCACCTGTAGCTAAACCTGCGTAAGTCGTAACGTCAGTACCTAGTGCTTCTAAAAAGTCACCTGCTGCTGTCCACTTCCCGCCTTCTTCTTGCCAGAAGGGTACAGTCCTGTCCCAGTTCTCCATCATGAAACGTAAGTCTTGACGATCCTGTTCTTCGTACTTGTCACCTCTCAGCCCTGCGGCCAAAGATAGGGAACTTGTTAAGTTATGCTCGTAGTCCCGCATGGTTTCGTAGTACTGCTCAATGACTTCACCGTCTCCCTGCTTTGTCCAATCTGCACCTGTAGTCTTTGTTAACCAACGTCTTGAACTGTTGATCAACTCAGCATTGTTTAGGTTTTCTACTCTTGAGTATTCTTCCTGTTCTGCTGCTTCTTCACTAAGGACGTTACTGGATTGTAGTTGTGTTACGAGAGTGTTTAACTCTTGATCATTCAACTGTTTATCAGTTTTATGTTTGTAGTTACCAATTTGATAAGTATACATATATACTTCTTCCTAATTTAATTGTTAGCTGTTTGAGATTCTTGATCTTCATCCATACTTGCTAGGTATTTGTTTAACACATCATATTCTTCTTGATATTGCTCTAGTTGCTTAGTTAATTGTTTAAACTTAAAGTTACGAGAACCCATTGAATTACCTCCCATACCATCATCTTCTGGAAGGTCGGCTAGTTCTTCACTTAACTCGCCTATCGTACCAATAAGTTTAGTTCCGTAATCATCTAACGAAGCGGATATTTTATCAGTTATTTTTGCATTTGATCCGGTCTTACTAGCAAAGATACTTTCATTAATCAGTCGTCCACCTTTGGTAGATGTATCAACCATGCTTTTATCAAAGGGTACTTCAGAATCATTAATTTCTATTACCTCGATACCATTTACCATGCGATTTCTTGTACCGTCACCATTATTTACACCACTAAGTGTTACAGTTTGTAATGAAGGAACCTCTGCATCAAGTTCAAACCTTGCCCGTGTATCTGGGTCTGCAAACCAAGCGGCATCATCTGCTGCAATTTGCTCAGGGGACTTTTTAACTGTCATACCTTCATCGCTATAAAACCTACTCGCCTTCTTTTCAGCTTTGTAAGTCAACCAAGCCCGTTCTGCTCTCTGCTGTTCAGCCTTCATTGCGATTGCATCTTCAGGTATCGTAGGCAACCATGTGTTACCAATTCCCGATCCTCCACCTGCACCTAGTTTAAGTTTATACTTTGCAGTAATATTATCTTTAATATCAGTAAGGACTTGATCTTTAGTACTTAGGGTTGCATTTAGGAATGCAGCTTTAACCAAGTTATCACCCGCTACCGTTTGATTTTCATCTAGGAGTTGATCACGTAATGCTTCCATACCTCCCATACCACCTTGGACATCAGCAAACATAGTTTCATAAGACTGGTATACTTCAGGAGTAGTTTCGTTTGCGACTCTTCTACTATTTCTACTAGTCTCACCTTTCGTAACAAAAGTATTAAATTCAAATGCAGTGAGGTTTGGGTATTTGTCAGAGTCTACTTCTAGCCCTTCGAATATAAGGTTAGTAATTTCTTCACCTTGTTCTCTCTTTAGGCGATCATCCGCACGCTCCTCACGATTTGCATCTTGATCAATTTTTGCCAGTGCAGTGTTAATAGCTGATTGGACTATTTCATTAGAGCCTTTTACAGCACTTAGTTTAGCCCCTGTAGCCGTAGTTAAGTTTGACCACTTGTCAGCTATCTTTTCAATGTTCATTCCACCATTGGCAGCACTATCTTCTTGAATAGCACGTATAACAGCCTTCTCAATAAGTTTACGTCCGTAAGCACCGTCAGAAATGACTCCTGTGTCTACGAAGAACTTTGTAGTGTCTGTAATATCTTGGCCGTCCACACCTTCGGTAAATAGGTTAGCAATGTTTTCTACTAAACCATTTTCTTCATCTTTCTGAATTAAAGTTCTGTGGGCTTGGGTGTGGTTTTGATCCAAGTGGTTGTTGTGGTTTTGGACTATTTTGGTGTACTCAGTTAAGTAACCAGTCTCAGCTTCTCTCCCTTGTGGGAAGTTTTCCTGTAACCAGTTGTTCACATCCGTTTTCATTAAGGTGCTATCGGGTTGCGACATCCACCTTGCTGAATTCTCTTGGTAGTATTTATCTAAACCTATCTTCGCCAGTTTACCATCTTCCATACCCTTACGTGCGTTGTATGCTGTATAAGTAGCGTGGGTGTTGGTAATACCTTTTTCTTTAATAAACTCTTCAAACACTCCCCAATCTTTTTGGGAATAAGACATTTCACCTATCAGGTCGATGTCCTGTTTAATCTGCTTAGTCTGTTTATCAACGGCAAGTTTTGTTACTTGAGGGACTACTTTACTTAGGAAGTTAGATAACTCAGCATATTTGTTTTCAGCCGCTTCTGTCCTGTAGTAAGTATCTACTATTGGAGCGTTTACGTTTAACTGTTGGCTCCTGACGTTAGGGCCTTGTACTTGTATTCTTTTAGCCATGTTAGTTATCCTATTCTCGCTACTGACGATAAATCTACGGGGGCTTGAGCCACACCTGTTGCTGTAGACCCTGCTGTTGTTGCTGCGGGGGCCGCAAATGCGTTGTAGGCTGTCATAGCAGAAACACCTGTTTTAATTGCATGGAGCAGTGCGCTTGGTTTAGCCTTCTTCTGTCTTAAACGGCCTAACGCTTCCGCTTGGAAGCCCTGTGCCTGCACCTGTGAAGATGCAAATACATTGTCTTGGTCAGTACTGGATGCAGTATTAGCCATTAAGCCTCTTCGCATAAATTCATTAGTGATGGTGCTAAGACTATTACCACTCACCCCTGCTGCTGATCCTGCTACTTGAGCCTTAGAGGTAGTACGTAGCATTTCTAACTGAGCGTCTAACTTTTCTTGCTGGGAGTTAGATAATTCTTGTTGGGTTCTTAAATCAAGTTGTCTAATTTTTAAATCACGGGCATCAGCCGCCAGTTTATTGTTAACATCAGCGTTTCTGTTGTGCGCTTTTGTAGCTTCGCTTGCGGCTTGGTATTCGCCAATGCCACTTACTACTGCTAATGTAGCCATTGTTACTGGATCACACATTATCTTGTCCTCATAAATTCTATAAATGGTCTCTTCTCATAACCGTAATCAGGTACGTCTTTCGTAAACTCAAATCCTAAGAACTTGAGCCACTTAAAAGCGTAAGAGTTACGAGCGTCAATGTAGTTAATGAGAACCTTGTATTGATCTTGCATCCTCTCAACCCATTCTTTTGATTGAGGGAGGAAGTGTTCTTTGATGTCTGGTATTTCATCAGTGCCTAGTAACCACGGACTGCCAACATCGTTACCTAAATTGGCACATCCAAACATCCCTATGATACGGTTCTCGTGTACGATAGAGTTACATTCTTCGCTTGTAGCGCAGACTTGGAGGGCTTCTAAGGGGGTAACACCACTGGACGCTTTTACCTCGTTAACATCACATACTCTCATGTTAGGTGCTAACAGTTCTAAGTCTTCCGGTTGGGTGGGTCGGTAGTATGGTTGCATTAAATTCTCCGATTACGAGTGTTGAAAATACCTTCCCACTCTGCTGATTGAAATGTGCATGGAGTGTAAGAGTTGTTAATTAAAGTTACACCTATGCTAGAGGTTTCACCTAAGACACTGAATCTATAATTACCAGAGCCTATAGAGACTTGGTTGATTGCAGAGTTAACACTATTTAATGTGTTGGCATTAAAGGTTGTCAATCTAGAGGTACGAGCCTCGTGAGTAACAACTGTTTCAAATGTACCTACATCATTAAAAGTAACTGTCATATTACGTAATTGTAAACGGCCATCAGTCACTGGTTGATCAGCTAGTTTCATAACAATAGGCGAAAACCTGTAAAGGAACTGGTAAGGAACTCCGTAGTAATACGTACCTGTTGCTGGAACATTAGCATTGTAGGTAGCCACGTTTGCATAGAAAGAGCCATTATCACCTACAATTACTGAATCACTGTTGTAATAGGGAGGTGTAAATAGTCCACCTACGTAATCACTAGCCACAATTTTATGTGAGCGATCAATTAAAGGTATAAAAGGTCTTGTAGCGTTGGTTACAGAGTTCGTGGCGCTGGGTTGTCTATTTAGACTAATCCTCTCTAAAACCGTACCTGCTTGGCTATCGTCTGTAATAATGTAAATATCACTCTTATTAAAAAGAAAGTTACGTACTGTTCCAGTAAATGTCCACTTTGACCACGCAGCTTGTAGCTTCTCACGGCCTTGCCAGTAATACGCATAAACATTAATGGTATTAGTCTCACTTCCTTGGGCTAACAACATGTCCTCATTAGAGGAAGCAGCTAGATCACTAATACTACCTTCAAGGTAAGTAGGTACGTGGGCTGTAATATCTGCTGCATCGTTAGTGTCAACATCAGAATCTACAAAGTATTCTCTTATACCTGCAAAACTGTTACGGCTAGTAGCGAAGTAAACATTCTTACCCGCACTTACAGGTTTAGCAGATAAGTCAGCCTCAAATGAAGTGGTGACGTTGATGGATATAGTTTCGTTAGTAAGTATCCCATCACCTTCTAGTTTAAATTGGTTTAAATCCGAGAACAGTAAGAGAGATGAATCAAAAGGTACAGCGTGTTTAAGTACCGATACTTGATTGTTAGTTACCGCTACATCAATAGGGGCCGCATCTAAGGTTGTTAACACAGTCTTAGCAAAGAAATTATAAAACTCTCCATTGGAACTCATTATAACGCTTTCGCCTGACAACACGCCTAGTCTGTTCTTGTAAAAGAAAATATCATTTAACTTGTTACCTATAAAACTAGGTACTGGGTTAGTATCATCATCTCCTACTTTTCTATCTACCCAAGATGCAGCCGCAAATGTAAATGTACCGTCTGCGTTACTGACTAGAGTATGAGGCATACTCGTGGGGTTTATTTCAAATAAAATATTATCTTTAAGTGTTTCCTTCCACACTTGTGTGCCGTTACTTTCTGGCTGGCGTAACTCGACATAGTAGTCATCTTGGCCTTTAGTGTTATCACCAACTACTGCAATCTTATATCCTGTAGGGCCTTCAGGAGGGAGTGTTTTAAAATCAGCTACCGTATCTTTGAAACCTAGCAATAACGTATCGCCTTGGGAATCTTCAACACTAAAATCAAAGTCAACACCATCAGTGGATTCAAAGTGTAAAATATTAGCACCAATCCTAGATATGTTCATATTGGAAGGTGGTGAAGGGAACGTCTGTAACTGAATTGTGATGTTGCTCGTCTTGATAGTATTTTCTGCATTTTGTACTAACGCATCTGAACTCTGTGTGGAGTTCATGGTGGTATAATAAGAGGTGGAAGTAATACCGTTTTTTGTAACTTTTACAGTGTACGTAGTTGCGTAGGCACCTTTCTTAATATACGCCAAGGCTTCTGGATTACGAGTAGGACTTAGAGCCGAGGTAGTGGCAGTAGTTGTTGACTTGTTTACAATGTAAGTAAAGTCATTGACTGTAGTAGCGGCTAACTCAGAAGAGGGCGAAATCAACCCAGATAAGTAACTAGCACTGCCAGTGACTGAGCGTTCAACACCATCCTTATCAAAGACTCTAATTGCGCTAGTTGATATAACTAAAATATAAAACTCGTCATTATCCCGCTGCATGGTATGAATAAAGCAGTTGGCTAATTCATTTGCATTGCCTAGTTTTTTGATAAACTGTGTGTTGGGGCGTTTAGATAAACCGTTTACTACACTCGACAGTCCGTTAACTTGAGTTTCTGCCTGTGACGGTAGACGTAATGCTGGAGGCTGTTGACTCACTCCGTTTATCAGGTTTGGTATGGAACTGCTGAGTAATTCAATAGCCATTGTTACGCTCCGTTAATACCTCTGTCTATAACTCTAAAGACATCGTAATTGTTAAATAAGTTGTGATCTTGGGTTTCGCTTTCAGTTTGCTTTAGTGCAATTAGTGCTTCATCTTCATCACGTTTTTGAAAACCGTGGAGGCTGTCTGCGCCTACAACACGATCTTGGAATATCCTAGCGGCTCTTACAGTTATGTAGGCCCTAGCAAGGGGAGGAACATCAGTAAAGATAAGTTCATAAACAAGGTCGGCTTTTACTGACTTGTTCAGAGTAAACGTCATGTTCTTTCGATCCCACATCTTTGTGCCTCGTTGTACGAGGTTAGTGCCGTTACTTTCGTAAAGGCTGTCTGCACTTAATACGTTATTAGGTAAGTTTATCTCACCGTTAGTATCTGCTGACAGGATTACTCCTGTGTCTTTATTAAAACTCCACCCCATTGTCTGCACTGTTCTGCTTACTTGTCCAAGGATGGTTTCCGCTAGTTCAGCTTCCACTAAGCCTGATGTAAGCGAGTTAACAGGCGTTTCGCCTATTGCTGATAGCATAATGTTAACAGCTTCTAGTTCGGTTAAAGGGGTCATGTTATCTCCAAATGAAAAAAAGGAGGGAACCGAAGTTCCCCCCTAGAGTGGTTATGCAGACAGTAACTGAATAGCACAAGCAGGACGTAGTACATTGTGTCCCATTGCGTACTTAGAAACCATCAGAGTACCTTGACGGTCGATCTGATATTCAGACTCAACACCAAGATCAAGCAACTTAACAGTTGCAGCAGCATCTTGAGTGAAGATTAGACCACGGAGTGCTGAGTAGTCAGCGTTGTAAGCACCAGTGTTGGTAGTGCCTGAAGGTGGGTTAGCAGTACCTGACTCGTCAGTGGTAGGGATGTGGTTAGACATCAGAATCTTAACACCACCGATCATTGGCGCAGCGCCTGTAGAAAGGCTACCAGAACCGCCAACGTCTCTGTTCATGTATGCGAGATTGTTAACACTTGAATCTGCACCAAAGAGAGCGTAGTACTGTTGAGGTGGAAGTACACATACCTTCTCACCAGTTACATCTTTCTTATCGAACTCTTCAAGAGCAGCGTAGATAGCAGTTGCAATCTTACCGCCTACAACAGCATCGCCAGCGGCAGCGCCAATGGTAACATTGTCAGTGTAGACTTCATCATCGAAAGATGCACCGAAAGCTGTAGCAGCTTCGGAAGCGTTGTTGATACCAGCAGCTTTAGCAATTACTCGTGCTACGTTCTTGTCACAAGTGTTAGCTAGTGCGTTACCAGCTTCCTTGGAGTAGATAGAACGAACATCGTAGTGGTTCATTGCTTCATCAACATTAGAGATGAACTGAGCAGACAACAGTAGGTCATCTACAGTTACAGTACGCTCTCCAGCCTTGATGTTAGTGCCTTCAATAAGTTGACCAGCAGTGTGGTAGCCAGCAGTCGCAGTACCTGTTAGGGGGAACTGTGCGCTCTTACCGTTGCTGATTGTACGGGTGCGGTGCAGACCCATGAAGATGTTTTTCTCTTCAAAAGCGGTCAGTACTTCACCAGCATATAGCTTCAGGAATAACGCTCGTGCGTCACCTGTTGCGTTTTGTTGTCCCAAACGTGAGACAGTTTGATCTAATGGAAATGCCATTGTATTTTACCTTTGGTTATATAGTTAAGTTAATTAAAGTTGTTACTCTCTAATCAGCGTTAACCACGTTCCCGTTCTCTCAAATTGTCCTCCGTAGAGGGTAAAAGGTAATTAGTTAGTAGTCGTACTTTTCGATAGTTATAAAAAAGCCCTCACGAGGAGGGCTGAAGGTTAGGAGACTATAAGATGTTACTCTTCGCTAGGCGAGAAGCAACGTCTTGGCGGTATGCAGTATCTTTACTGTATCGAGGGTCGGACATTGCCGCAGTGAGTTCAGCCACTGATGCAAAACCACCGCCTGTTTGAGGTGCGGCCTGACCTTGCATAAGGTTAGGTTGTCGTCCTTCTACAGCCTGATACTTGTTTTGGATACCTTCTATCGCCATGATCTGTAAGTCTCTATCACCAGAGTCAATCGCCTTGTTGAACGTAGCGATCTCCATCTCTGATAGGTTATCTGAAGCCCAAGATGTCATATCGTTATATGCATCTCTGCCTCCCACAGTGTCCATGATTGAGTTTACACTCGCATTGGCTACTGCTTCTTGACCTGCTATCCACTGATCAACAAGGCTCTTGGGGAGTCCTGCTTTCTCAAGGTCAGCATAATTCTCTTCGGTGATTTCTCCTGTCTCTGCATAAGTATTTTGCATTGAATCAAAATCAACACCCTGTCCTTCTAAGTAATCCGACACTTCCGACACTTCTTCACTTACGGGGGCGGGTTCTTCAACCCCCTCTTGGGCCTGATCCTTGTCGGGATTATTAGGGGTGTCACCAGAAGAAAGTTTCCGTTCTAATTCACGGTACGATAGTGCCATCTCTTCGGCACTGCTAAACTTCTCTGGCAACCATTCAGGTCGCTCTTGCCCAGCGTTCGCTAGGCCATCTGCTTTTGCCAACATCTTGTCGATGTGGTCTTGACTTTCAGTTTGTTCTTCATAAGCGTTTGTAGCTTCTGTACTCATATAGCCTCCTACAGCTAGTTATTCTTGCATTTGTTCTGCCATTGCTTGAACCATCTCTGGATTATCTATAGCACCTTGAAGCATCTGTGGTGCGCTCTTAGTAGCCATGTCACCCATCTGCTGTTGTGCCATCATCTCTTGTTGCTGTGCTTGTGCGGCTTCAGCTTCTTGCTGTAACTGCTCTTGAGATTTTATCAGACCTCCCATGTCAATGCCAAGGGAAGCGCCGAGTCGTGCAATGTAATCGTTTACGTTGAGTTGTGAGCCGATAACTTCTGGCCCTAGTGGTTGAATGTGTTGTAAGAACATGGCCAGTTTATTTAGGTCTTGTCCTCTTCCAAGTGCTTCGATACCAGTAACGATAGTGGGCTTCACCATCCCCTTCGGCATCTTGGGCATTTTACCACTTCCTTCCATACGGTGCAAGAGCAGGGTAATGAGAGGGAGTTGGAACTCCTGAGATAGCATCGCGTAGACACCACCCAGTGCTGACTCTAATTCTTGAGCCATGTAACGTACTTCTTCTGCTGTTACTCGCTCCGCATTACGTGTAGCGGCTGAGTTGAGCAAGAAGGCATACGAGAGACGTTCAGTGATAACTGAAGCTGTCTCCATAGCGACTCTAAAGTCACCGCCTTTTTGAACTTGGAGTGTAGATACATCATTCGCATCACCTGACACAATCGCTCCGTTAGGACTCTCAGCTAACACTCGTGCCTTAGTAGTACTGTTCGGGCGTACCATGAACAGGACTTTAGCTGATGCCGCAGAACCTTCTACGATTGCTTTGGTCAATGCTTCTAAACTTTTAAGATCACCGAAGTATTCTTCAACGAAACCTCGTCCGTAATCTTCACCATCGACACGAATGAAACGCAAAGGGATGAAGGGGGATTTATCTAAGGGAAAAGTCCCTTCGCTTTCTGGCACGATTACACCGGCCACTTCTTGATAAATTTCCCACTTCTTATCCTTGCGGCAAACCTTGGTGTACATGTCGATGCTTTTCGCACTATCTTCGATCTTGTCAGCCAATTCTTGTTTCATTTGCGTGGATAGCATTAAAGGGCTTACGCTTTCTTTAATGATAATTTCTAATACGTTACCCATAGTGTCACGAGTAACAACATACCGATCCATCCGGTATACTTTCATGCCATCTTTCTTCGGCATATATACAAGTGCATTACCTGTAACGATTAAACTTTTTAAGGCTTCAAACACGGGAACTCTTACAGCACCTGCTTCAATCTCTCCCATCGTAGCCCGTTCAATACGGGATAACGCTTCTTCTATCATGCCTCGATTGTCACTGGCATTAATCTTTTCAAGATCAAAGTCATCAATCATTAAGCGGAAGAAAGGTGTGTTAGGTGGAAGGAGTGATAGTAATAGCTTAGATGCTAGGTTATTAACACCTCGTGCGCCTACTCCTTGGTAGGGAGTGTAGTACTCAGTGCTACCGTTGTGGCCGTCAGGCGGGAGTAGTGTCGGGATGGTTAACTTAGCCGCTTCTCGTCCACGGGAAAGAAAGGAACTCCGACTGCTTTCTAGTTGTTGATAGCGATTAGCTACCGAAGTTGCCTCAGTCATACGTCACCTTTTATGCTTTATTCGGAATGTTAAGTCCTGAACCACCGCCAGCGTATTGCACACCTTTACGGCTTACAGTCATACCAGCTTTACCTTTACGCTTCTTGTTCTTAGTAGAACTGGCAGTATCTGCTTCGGTTAGCTGGAGATCAGCTTGATCCACAGCAGCAGGGGCCGCTACTTTAGCGGGGGCGATTACTTTTGGGGCTTTTTGTTTCATACACATACTAGTTATTCCTCAAATTCTTGGTCATACAATTCCTCTAATTTAGCAATAACGGACTGCTGACCTTGGAGAAATGAGACATCGTTTAATGTTATGTCCCTGTTATTAGGGAGTTGGTTTGGAAAAAGGCCCTTGAGATACTCTACAAGGGGCTTTGAAATGCTATATTGCTTATTTAATACTTGTTTCATCCTTTGTTCCTACATAAGGGGGCCATTAGGATTTGCACACTTGTTTTAAAATACCAAGTATGTGTGTGGAATTCTGGAGTGCAACTTCAGTATTGCCTGATTTTGTGTAATATGTACTGAATAATTGCGACAGACATAGTAGGTCTACCAGTGCTTGGTTATCTTGAGTGATAGGTTTTGGCTTCTTATTAGCTTTTTCAGTCATAAATGATATCCTTTATTTAAAAAAGCGGCCCCGAAGGGCCACCGTTATTAGACAATCTCGCAAGCCCCACCCGTACAGGCTAACTCTTGGCTACCGATAGTGTTGTCTTCTTTTTCGTAGGCTTGTAACCCTGACCAGTCTACATCTTTAGGCATCTGGGCTTGTAGTGTTTCCAGTACCTCGTCCGATGCGTCTGTGTAAGGGGCTTGTGGGTACACATGATCACTGTAAGGCAGTAATGAAATGCCCGAACACATGTCAAAGTTCTTCCATATCCACGAACACACATCAAGGAACTCGTCATCTGTGTAGTACACCGTAATGGAAGGCTTATGTTCACACCAATGATCCTGATAGGCTTTCCACAGTTCTAACTGCTGCATCGCTCCTACATCTTTGACCGTTACTGACCCTTGAGGAGCCTTGATTGGAAAGCTAAACACTAAACCCTCTGGTGAGGCTAGGTTCTGTTCACACGGGAACCCTTGGTCTTGCATGAAACGAGCGAGTGGGTCTTTTTTATCTGACCTGACGGTACGTACATACTGACTAGAGAACCTTGGGTGGATACCACTGGCACTGTCTACCAATTGCGATACCGTGCCTGATGGTTTTACCGCAGTGATAGCGGCTGATTGGGCAATCCCTAATTTAGAGGCCCACTGTTTGTTTGTCTCTACAGCAACGTCACGTAAACTGTTCAACCACTTCTCCAAGTCAGGTGAATTTCCTTTACCTAGTAGATAGTGATCCATGATACCAGTCATGCTTACACCTAGTAAGGCTTCTTCTTCCGTATTCTTCTTCCAAATTGCGCGTAAATAACGGAAGTCAGTTAAGGTAGCCTGAAGTGTACCAATGATTGCGGCCATCTCTGCTTTAGCCGTTAAGGTTTTAAGTGTGTCATCTGCCCGTACCACGATCTCTGACAGGTTACAGAACTGGTTACTGCGTAAGATAATTTCAGAGCAAGGGTTCGTACCAAAGTCATAACTGCTATCTCTGCGTTCATTACGTGCTGCAATGTTCTGGGCGGCAGGGCGGCTAAACAAACCACGCTCACCTGCTTTACTCTCATGCAGGGATTGCATCTCTGTTAGGAAGTCAGCAAAGTCTGGCTTGGTGGTGTAACACACTGAGTTGTTAGCAAGACCTCGTTGGCCCTCTTCTAAGAACCATGCGCCGGACTTAGCCTTACGCATACGGTTGTCAGTCAAGTTACTGAGAGAGATCAATGCGGAGCGTCTAACGCCACCGACAACGACTACCTCTGCAATCTTACAACACAAGTCGTGACACTCTAGTGTAGTCAAGGTTCTACCCTCTGCACCTTGGAAGAGTTTTACCGCAAATTCAAACAACGCAACCAACGGCTCTGGGCCACTAGCGCGTCCACCGAATACTTTTAACCTTGCCCCTGCCGGACGGACTCCACTTACATCCCACTGCGGTATCTTACCTGCGTATAGCATGGCAATCAGTTCTCGAAAAGCGGAGGCCCATCCAATCTTACTATCACCTACCACAATGGTTGAAGGTGTCGGATGAAAGCTATCTGCTACACAAGGTAACTGTTCAACAAACTTACGCTCGACACTAAACCCAACCCCTGTTCCACACATCAGTACATACATCAGTTCGTCAAAGCTACGAGGGGAGTCGATGTGTAAATAACTACAGTTAAATCCTGCTACGTTGTCTTTGTCCAACGCTTCCCCAGCAGTCATTAAGCATCTCATACTAGGCATTACTTCCATATTGTAAATTGCATGAAACATTTTGCTACTGGTTTTTTGATCTATCTGCCCACGTTCAACCCAAAAGTTGACGTAACGGTTTACTGTTTCTTCCCATGTTTCCCTACGGCCCTTATCATCCAACCATCGTGCGTAGCGGCTTTTGTGTATGAATGATTGGTACTCGTCCATTTTACTAGTTGTCATTTATTTCTTCCTTCTCTAATTGTTTTTCTAAGTGAGCCATTGCTCGCCACGCTACCTGTTCCCAATCCCCATCAATCATGTGCCGCATCATTGCGTCTAACTCATCACCTGATAAGGGACGATCCCAGTGTAGGGTTTCGCGTGTCTGGCCGTGTTGTATACCTCCGACTAAGGAGAGTTGTGCTACCGCTGCTATAGCCCTTGGGAAGTAAGCAAAGAACCCTGAGTACACCGGAATGTTCTTACGGGCTTGGGCATCAACGGGTAGTTTAAACGGGGGAATGTTGTATTGATTTGCTTCCTCAATAGCCGCCTGTTTAATTGCCTGCTTCCAAATAGTACCGTGTTCGTTAGTACTCTTTTTATGTGCCCTATCCCAATCACTGGGACTGGCATCGTTTAGTGTTTTATATTTGGTTCCCATAAGGATACCTCCTTTGTATTAAAATCGTATTCACCGTGCCGTAAGATACGAGCCAGCCTTGCTTGCTCTAGTGCTACCGTTGCCGATAGCCCTGCATTCTCAAAAGCCTTAACTACCGTTTCCCATGAGCAGTCATCGTCTAGTAAGCCTTTGGCTTTCTTCGGCCCAATGTTAGGACATCCTTTATAATTATCGGTGGAGTCACCCACTAGCGTCTGGTAGAAGAACCAGTAGTCAGCTTCAGCCTCACCTACGATCTTTACCTCACCATCTACAAAGTGGTAGGCAGGTATGGTCATTAAATCTTTATCGATTGACCAGATCATGTAACCGTCCCCGCTAGTAGCGAGTAAGCCTAAAGTATCATCAGCCTCAATGTTCTCGTCAATCCTACCCTTCCACTCATTTAGCAAGTAGGCACGAGCATGGGGCAGTAACATCGGTTTACGTTTATCATTACGGTTAGCCTTGTAAGATGCCGCTACATTTTTTCTGAAGTTTTTAGGCCCAGTCAAACATGTCACCCAGTCCTTAACTTTACTATCTTTGATTAGGTTCTCCATGAAGCTATCAATGTTCTGTTCAACCTCATGCTCGAAGGCATGTAGTGTCCAGTGACCATCACCCCAATCTATCGGTTGCTCACAGGCGGTAGCCGCCCGATACGCTACGATGTCTCCGTCTATCAGTAATGTGTTCATATAGTCTCTCTCTCTTTTTGAATGCCTTTAATCATCAGTCTGTCCCAACTGAGATGGCGTGTTTGATAATCGAAATACAGAAGTTCCACACCCATCTGTTTTTGGAGTGCGGTTAGTACCTTGCCACCTTGAGTGGTTTCGGATACCGTCTTCACATCTATCAGTCTGATCTCGTCACCTTTAATAGCAATCATATCCACGGCTCCGGTGCATCCTGCATTAGGGAATACTTCGTACCCTTGATCCCACAGGTATGTGACAGCATAGAACTCAGCAATGTCACCAACCCTGTTACCATCATCAGTGGGTTGCCGCCCAGCTTTGTCCAGTGTTGTACTCTGCGTCAAGTCTGCACCCAAAGTTGAGTTGTCGTTCCACATTTCGAATTGCTTGTAAGGTAATTTCACCTACTTGTTCCTCCATTCCGTTACGCACGACAATCTGAACCTCGTCATGTACGAATGCCACTACACGGGCATCGTTCTCTGTTAAACCTGCTTGTCTAAACATCTTGTGAATTTCCACGTACCACTTCTTACAGATCACAGCACCGCAGCTTTGCAGTAGTGTGTTCAATGCAGCATGGGGGTGACGTATAGGTATGCGTCTCCCATCAATCCCTTTAATGTAACCGCCAGCAGCCTTCTCGCTAACCTTCTCACGTAGTATCTTGAGTGCGGGAGTCTGCTTTAGGAAACGGGCCTTAATTTTTTTGCCGTCACTTTTGCTTCCTCCGATAATACTTCCGATTTTTTCATCACCGGCTCCGAAGAGAAAAGCATAAATGAACGTCTTAGATTGAGGGCGCGTTGTAAGCCCTGCCGCATGTTGGTTCTTCGTGTGGATGTCACCGTTTAATATTTCCTCTACGTAATTACCGTTGTCAAAAGGTTTCATGTAAGCCGCAAGGCATCTAAGTTCTAACCCAGACGCATCAGCACCTAGCAGTACATAACCAGCAGGGGCGTGAAACAACTCACGGCATTCCTGACCGTACTCTGCACTGAGTGAGGGTACTTGGGCCACGTTAGGATCAGAGTGTGTACACCTAGATGTCACTGCCCCCATGTGGTTGACCCTACCGTGTACATGGCCTTCGGTTTGTACTTTAAGCCACGCCTGTTTACCTGTAGCTAGTTGGCCTATACGTTTGTTTAGTAATAAGAACCTGCACAGTTGTTTAGCTTCAGGTAACTCAATCTTACTAAGTACCTGCTCGTCAACTTTAGGCTCACCTGATGGGGTGAATGCTTCTGGAACCCACCCTCGCTTCATTAGTCGATCTGCAATCTGCTGTCTGGATGCAGGGTTAAAAGGTATCACCTTCTCCTTGGTCTTTAACTGCACAATCGTAGGCTCAATGTTTGACACTAGTGACTGCTCTAGTTCAGCCTTCTCTCCCGCCAGTTCGCTGTACAGCTTTTCAGCCTTGGCAACGTCAAACGGAAAACCCCTAGTGGTTTGATCCTGTAGCAGTCGGTGTACCTCTGTCTCAAACTTCAGTACTTCAGTCCACGGTTTCCATTCCGCTATCTTCTTACATAGGTTTCCATACAGTTTAAAGTTTACCTCTACGTCTTGCTTGCAATACTCCAACATCTCTGGGGAGTACCGTTCCCATGCACCATCGTCCTGCCCAAAGTCTCCCTTGTGACACGCTAGGCGTATCCCCCAAGCCTTGAGTGCATGGCTACCGATCATTACCTTATTAGCGTTAAGACGTTTTAAGTCCTGCTCTCGTAGATCAGGGAAGATTGTCCGTGACCATACTAGAGTATCCTCTAGGGTAGCGTTGGTTCTGAACCCGTGGAGTTTCTCCAGCAGGCGCAAGTCGTAGTCGATTATATTATGTCCGACAAGAACATCTGCTTCACCTAAGTGTTGTAAGCCAGCGTCCAGTGTGAAGGGATCGTAAGCCGATACCTTGCCTGTATCTAAGTCACGTATGACCAGACACCACACCTTCGTAGCTTCTTTCAATAGGCCATCGGCCTCTATATCAAATAGTAATCTCATAACATCCTCTCGTTGGAGTGATTAGTTTGGTGCAACTTGCATTTCCTCTTTGTACATAATCAAGAAGTCCTCGTAGGTAGGGTAGTCACCCAAGTCAAAGTTCTCTTCCATCTCTAAGATGTACAGTGAAATCATGTGCTTAATGTACATCGTCCGTAATTGGCCTTCAGTTAGTAGTGCCATCAGAACATCTCCTCTGCTTCTTGTGGTTCGGCCACCTCAGTCATACGTCCAGTGTCCCTGTCATACTCAAGGTGACAGGCAATGCCCGTTTCCCCTGACCAGCGGTTCTTTAGTACTCGTACTGTTGTAATGTCAGCACCTTTAGCTGCCTGTTGATTCCGTTCTAGAGACATACAAATATCACTTAGCTGTCCGATAGCTGCTGATCCTCGAAGTTGGGACAGAGATGTTTCTGCCCCGTTTTCATGGCCTTTGTCGCCTGACGGACGTTTCAAATGACTTACCAATAACATCCCGCAGTTTAACTCTTCAGTGAGTGACCGCAGTTTGGTCATGGTGTTGTCAATTAAACGCCTCTCATCGCCGTCTCCCATACCAGATACAACAATGGAAAGGTGATCAAGCACGATCCAATTGCAAGAGCATCCGCGAACCAAGTATCGTATTTTAGAGAGAAGATTATCGCTGTCAGTTGAACCCCAATGGTCATACAAAAATACTTGACCAGTACCGAGGGTATTATCGAAAGCACGTTTTAGTTCCTCTTTAGTAATATTATCTGTTCCTAAGTGTAAAGGTTGGTTTGCTTCAATGGACATCAAACCCAACCCAGTTCGTTTGACGGACTCTTCAAGGGCTATGTAACCCACCGTCTCTCCCTGTCTAACCAAGTTAGCCGCAAATTCACGGACTAACTGTGATTTTCCGATACCACTACCTGCTGTAATAGTCGTGATCTCTCCACGCCTACAACCTTTAGTGACATCATTCAGACCTTGGTATGGATACGGCACACTCTCTACATCTTGTACCTCAGTAACCACATCCCAAAGGTCAGCCCCATCCAGTATACCGTCTGGGCGAAATGCTCTAGCCGCCCACACTGCATCTATCAGTTCTTTCACTCTACCTGCCTGAAGCATCTCAGACGCATCCTTCAACGGTAGCTTTGCGATCTTAGCTTTCGATGGTGAGAGAACGGAGGCGGCATCTATAGCCGCTTGCTGTCCAACTTTGTCGTTGTCAAACATGAGTATCACTGACTCGTACTGCTCCAGCCACTCACAACTTGCCGCAATATCTTTTTTAGCGGAGGCTGCTCCATTCTTTAGTGACACTACAGGCCACTTATTGTCGAAGGCTTGTGACAGAGAGAGAGCGTCCAACTCCCCCTCCACCACACAGACCATCTTCCCTTTGTCTCTCCACAACCACTGTCCATATAGCTGTGCTTTCTTATGCTCTCCTAAACTAAGAAAGTCTTTGTTCGGGAACCGTATCTTCTGTGATACTACCTGCCCTGTCTTGTCCTTGTAGTTGGCTATCTGGACAGGTGATCCTTTAAATTCTCCCACTTGGTAATTCCAAAACTTAGCAGTGGCTTGATTAATCTTACGCTTACCCAATGCGATAGCATCGCCCACCAACAAGTCAGCCTTTGGTGTGTTGGGGACTGCTTGTAACTTTGGTGTGCCTGTGTCAGTTCCCATTTGGTGATCAGTGCAGCTAAAACAATAGGAATGACCATCATCATAAACACTTTTAGCATCAGAACTGCCACATTTTTCACAAGATTCATGATATAAAAACTCACTGGTAGTTTCCTCAGTTGATCCAGTCATCAGGTATCTCCTTTTCTGCGTACATAAAGTTGTTACGCTCTGCCCATTCAGCACAAGTCATCTTCGTGCCGTCTTTGCGCTTCTTTGCGCCTTGTACTGGACTGTCCAATCTCTGAAATAGAAACCGTATGTCCTTTTCTGGGTGTTGCTCTTTGACGTTACGCATCTTTCGCTGTGCTTCCTGTCGGAAGTAACCCTTGACCTCGACATACATCTCCCCGATCCGAAGATCAGGGATGTAGTTCCGTTGAACTGTGTATGGCAACTTGTCTGGTTCATATTCAAACGAGATACTGCGGCTATTCAAATCACTAACCACCCTCGCCTCAAAAGTCCCCTTGGTCGCTGTCATCACTGCTCTCCACTTCAAAAGGAATCGAGTCATTCACTGGTGCTGGGGGTGCTTCAAAGCCACCATCCACTTCACCAAACATTGAGGCGTTGTTACCGTACTCAACGAGGTTAACGACTTGTATGCCCTTCAGTCGCAGACTTGCACCGACTGACTTAGTAGACTGCATAACGTAAGGTACAACCTCTACGTTCACATTGATGTCCGATCCATTACCAATGGCAACGTGCTTGTCCAGTGGATTTAACTTGCTATCCACTACTACTGGACGTTGTTCACCAAAGCGGCCATCTCTGGCTCTCCATATAGCCTTTAGTTTAGCCTTGAACTTGATCTCACCAGTAGGATCGCCTGTCTCATTATCGTAGACAGTCTGGTACGGTGAGGATGTGGACAGGACATTCTTTAACTTAGGGGAGTCCTTGATCGCATTGTCAAATGCAGATTGAATTGCATTATCTAGCTTCTCACATATCGGTGCAGCATCTGCTTCTTGTAGCAGGATGTCAGTGGAGTAGTCCCCATCGGGATTAAACTTAGTGTCAGG